TAGGGCTAATTACGCTACCATACCTCAGAAGACTACCCAAGGAAGACCTAGTCAATATTATTTTGAAAGGAAGATTTCTCCCATTATAAATGTTTGGGCTACTCCAGAGAACTCAACAGATACTTTAACTTATTATTACATCCAACAAATGGAAGATGCAGACTATTTGTACAACAACGTGGAGACTCCTTTACGGTTCTATCCTTGCCTTGTTGCAGGACTAGCATACTATATGGCTATGAAACGAGCTCCTGATAGACTACAAATATTAAAAGCAGTTTACGAAGAAGAGTTTGCTAGAGCTTCTGACATGGATCAAGACTTTTTAGATCTCGCTTTACGACCGAGTGGTAGTTATCTGAGGGCAAACTAATGGCTTACGCAAGTGGTAAAAAAGCTTGGGGTATTTCAGATAGGTCTGGTTGGAGGTATCGTTTAAACACGATGCGAGTAGAATGGACGGGTGCTAAAGTTGGTCCAGACGAGTGGGAAGAGAAACAACCTCAATTAAAGCCTCCCCCTGTAACACCAGACCCTCAAGCATTAAGAGATCCTAGGCCACAGTCAAATCTGGCAGCAGAAAGAGTTATACAATATGGATGGAATCCTGTAGGTATGGCAAGTAATGATGGGTTAACTCCTAACAATCTTCCAGGTACGGGAGAGGTAGGAATTGTAACGGTGGTGATAACATGAGCTTTACATATGGAACATTAAAAACAGCAATCCAACAATATGCAGATAATACAGAGACAAGTTTTGTTGCAAACATCCCCCTTTTTATAAGAACTGTAGAGGAGCGGCTTTTAAAATCTGTAGATCTTACGGATTTTAGAAAAAATGCAACGGGTACTCTACAAGCAAACAGTCAGTTTCTTGCTGTACCTTCTGATTACCTGTCTTCCTTTAGTTTATCGGCTGCGTACGATGGTACACAAGCTGTTGCTGGAATTATTGCCAAAACATTCTTACTTCAAAAGGATGTGAATTTTATTCAGACGTACACACCAGCACCACAAGATACGACACCGGCTCTTCTACAAGTCGGGGTGCCTTTATACTATGCGCTCTTTGATACAGATAACTTCGTCGTTGCACCTGTGCCTGACGATAAGTATAAAATGGAGCTTCATTATTTTTACAGACCGCAAAGCTTAACCGCACTTGCGGATTCAGGAACAACTTGGTTAAGTGAGTATGCTCCTAATGCGATGTTGTTTGGAAGTTTAGTGGAGGCTACTGTTTACATGAAGGGAGAGTCTGACATAATGCAGATGTACAATGAAAGATTCTCGGAATCGGTAGCAAGGTTAAAAGATTATGCCGAAGCTAGGGAAAACTCAGACGCTTACAGAAGAGGGTTACCTGAGAGACGTAGGTCATGAAACTAGCTATTGTTGGATTGGGTGGGAGTTATTCTGACTATATAGCGGCTAGAATACGTTCAGAACATTTTAATGAAGTCTGGGGGATTAACTGCGTAGGTGGGATCATCCATGTTGATAAAACTATAATGATGGACCCCGTATCTCGGTTCTTGGACTCAGATGATGCGGGATCACAGACGGGGATAGCGCGACAATTTTTAGAAAACAATACTAAACCTATTATTACTTGCGAGCTGGATGATCGAGTAAAACATTTAGAACTATATCCTCTTGAAGCTGTCATTAAAGATTTGAACGTCTGTTACTTCAACAATACTGTTCCCTATGCAATAGCATATGCAATATACTACGGAGTGAAAGAACTTTGTTTGTACGGATTAGACTATACATACAAGAATGTAAGCATGGCAGAAGCAGGGAGAGCTTGCACTGAATTTTGGTGTGCTATTGCTACGACTCGAGGTGTAAAGATAGAAGTTGCACATAGTTCTGGGCTCTTAGATACAAATGTTCCTGAAAATGAAAAACTTTATGGGTATCACAGATTAGAGGATCCTTTGGTGCAGTCACATACGGGCGGAGGGTTGTTGATAACTAGGCAATCTAAGGTAGAGCCACCAGAGCCTTTGGATCAAGATCCAATAATCTTTGGAAGACACGATCACAAACACATGAATGGGGGGGAGGCAAAAAATGTTTAGCGTAAATGGAGGAGTGGAAACAGGTTTTGTTAGCATAGTTTCGTCGGACAATGGCGGACTCAGTAACGATCAAATTTCAGAGATGGCTACTAATAAGATAGTCGCTGTGTCGGAAACAGCACCGGAACCAATTAGGCAACAAGCGCAAGCTTTTTCTGATAACGTGCGAAATGTCGTGCATTATCATATAGAGTTGGCTAGACGTGAGGAACGTGCTACTATAGCCCATAAACTAAGAGAGGCTGGTCACCCCGACTTAGCTGACACTATAAGGAGATTATAAAATGGCAATTACACAGGCAATGTGCACAACATTTAAAAAAGAACTTCTGACGGCGACGCATAATTTTGCAACCAACGGCAATGCTTTTAATTTGGCATTGTATGCTATTGGCGGCGGCGGAAAATCAAGCACAACTGCAACTTTAGGTGCGGCAACTACGGTGCTAGTGACTACTGGAGAAGTGGCTTCAAGCGGATCGTATACTACAGGTGGCTCCGCTCTTACTAAAGTTGCACCTTCCAATGCAGGAACGACAGGCATAACGGATTTTGGAAACATAAGTTTTACAACAGCCAGCATTACAGCAAGAGGTGCTTTAATTTATAATGACACCAACGGTAATAAAGCAGTAGCCGTATTAGATTTTGGAGGAAACAAGACTTCTTCTTCTGGAACATTTACGATACAGTTTCCAGTTGCTGATGCTTCGAATGCAATTATCCGCATAGCTTAACGGGGTAACTCATGGCTTTTATAACAGGTTGGGGACGAGGTACTTGGGGTCAAGGTCCTTGGGGCCGAGCTATACCTGTTGTTATTTCAACTGGAGTTGCTGGAACTAGCGCAGTTGGAAGTGTAAGTCTTGCAGCAAGTGCTTTAGTTCAACCCACCGGTGTTGCTGGAACTAGTGCGCTCGGTAATGAAAATGTTATAATAGACATCATAGTCCTTGAAGATGGGGTTGTTGGAACAGGCGGCGTTGGCGATGCAATTGCTGTTCCGTCAATTGAAGTTCTTGCAACTGGCGTTGCTGCAACTGGTGCGGTCGGCAATGAAACTGTTATAATAGATGTTATAGTTCTTGAAGATGGCGTAGTTGGAACGGGCGCAATTGGTAATGAAAACGTTGTAACAGATGTTGTTATCCAAATTGCTGATGCGGTTGGTGCGACGGGCGCAATTGGTAATGAAAACGTTGTAACAGATGTTGTAGTGGTTGAGGACGGGGTTGCGGCGACAGGCGCAGTTGGAAGTGCATCTGTTATAATAGGTGCTACAGCCTTACCTTCTGGCGTTGGCGCAGCTAGCGCAGTTGGAAGTGTAGTTGTTGAAATAAACACTATAGTTCTGCCCACGGGGGTCGTAGGAACGGGCGCAATTGGTGAAACAAACGTGTGGTCTATAATTAGTCCTTCACAAGACCCTAGCTGGAATGCTATAAGTGTATCACAAAACCCTGGTTGGAGTGCGGTGAGTATAACGCAAGATCCCAACTGGACAGAAATAGCGGCATAAGGAACATATAAAATGGCTAGTACCTATGTAAACAACCTTAGACTTAACGAATTGGCGACGGGGGATGGAGCGGGAACCTGGGGTACCACGACAAACCTTAACTTGGAGTTGATCGGTCAGGCACTGGGTTGGGGTACGAGAGTTATTGCTAACGCTTCTACAGACAATCTTACAATAGCAGATGGCGCAGCAGATCCAGACCGAAGCCTAGCACTAAAACTTACAGGTGGTGGGCAAGCGTGTACCGTAACAATTTTACCCAACACCGTCTCTAAGGTTTGGATTATGTTTAACTCAACGTCAGCAGTACTAACTTTTTCTTGTGGTAGTGGCGCGAATGTAGCTATCCCAGCGGGTGCAACAAAAGTTATTGCGTCAGACGGACTGGGTAGTGGTGGCGTTGTGTATGATATCTTAACAGGGGTTAGCTTGGCGGGTAATCTTAGTTTAAGTTCTGACTCCGCAGTTTTAAAGTTTGGCGCAGACGCGGACACTACTTTAACACACACAGATGGTTCTGGTCTTACTTTAAACAGTACCAATAAAATTATGTTTAGTGATGCGAGTCAGTTTATTCATGCACCTAGTGCAACTGTTTTAGACCTTGCAGCAACAGACGAGATTGAGCTTACAGCTACGTTAGTTGATGTGGTTGGAAACTTTACCAACTCAGGTACGATTATTTCTACTGGGGTAGTAACTGCTAACGCTGGTGTAGTTGTAGATGAGATGACGCTTGATGCGGACACACTTACAGCTACAGATGATTTTATAATCGATGCAGCAGCAGACATTATACTGGATGCCGCTGGTGATGATATTTTATTGAAATCTGCTGGTACTCATGAGGGAAACATAAACCTTTCAAGTAGTAACTTAACATTTAAATCAATTGTAACAGATAAGGATATGATCTTTCAAGGCAACGACAATGGTTCGGCAATCACAGCCTTAACTCTTGATATGTCTGATGCGGGTGCCGCTATCTTTAATAACAACGTCACGGCATTTTCTGATGAACGGTTAAAGTCTAACATTGTAACAGTACCCGATGCTTTGGCTAAAGTAAGCGCAATGCGGGGAGTACATTACACCAGAGACGATACAAATAGAAGTCATACCGGTGTTGTAGCGCAAGAGATACAGAAGATTGCACCTGAAGTTGTACTCACAGCTAGTGAT